TGATCGCATTCAGCTGGTTGAGGACTGGAAAAATGGCAAATCCCCTTTGCTCAAAGCAAGTGTTGAAACTGATGTTGCTGACAACATTGCGTTAGTCGAGCAAGGTCCTGTGATCGATGAGCATGATGATGAAGACACCCGCTACCCCGTTGTGCAGATGCCCTTCCGCAAACAGCTACTCGCCCAGTTCACCGCTGACGAACTGCGCCACCACGTAACTCGTGAAGAATTTGAAGCAATCTGCGCGCTGGAAATGGATACAGATAACAGTTACGTCCAGAACTTACTGTTAGCTGCTGAGAGTTGCCCGGAAGTGAAGGGATACGACACTAAAGACCTCTGGCGCTTCTCCGACGCCATTCGCAAGGTATTCAGCCAGGATAAGCGTCACGAGCTGGCCCTGGTACTCCGCTTCACCAAAATCTGGGCGGCTACTGAAGACTGTAATCACGAAATCCTGACCACTGAATGGGCTGCCGGCAACCGCATTGAGGGTGTTGGTATTCCACAAGAACAGAAATCTGAAGAGCCACAACCTGCAGAATCCTATAAGCGCGCGGTACCGCAGAACATGGCGAACTTGAGCATTGAGATCGCAGTTGCACAACTGCACCCGGATGCCGTACCAGGGAAAATTAACCGTGCTCAGCTCATGTCGGCCAAAGAGTTGGCTGACAAAAAAGATGAGGCCCACGCCAAAGCACTCAAGGTTCTTGGCAAAACCACGGACATTCTCGACTACGACGCCAAAAGCATTTTCGGCGTAACCCGCGCTATTTCATGGACTGGCAAGGATAGCATCACAGAACTGCGTAGCCAGGTGCGCGAGTGGTTCACAGCGAACGGCATTTATGAAAATGGCGCGCGTTCAAAGGGCTATCCCGAATGGGATGAAGATACCCGTGCGAGCCGCCAGGTGGTAGCTGAAGAGCCAGCCACCATCAGCCAACCGCAGGTAGCCAACCTCGGCGGCGGCATGTTCTCTATTGATGGCCTGATGGGTGGAAATACTGACCCGGTCATCAATACCACCTCAAATGAAGTCGAAAAAACGGAAACAGTAACGGAGACCACCAGCAATGTGCAGATGGAAGAGGCTCAGCCAGAGAAAGTCGAAGTTACTGATGCGGTATCACCAGGCGAAAGCGCTGATGCAGTTGATCCGCAAGCAGATGCCCTGACCCCGGCAGAGGTTCTAACCACCGCCGTGCCAGAGCTGGCGAACGCCACGCGGCCGGAAGTTACCACCGAGGCGCCGGAGGAAACCGCCAGCGCGCCGGAATACCCGGCTTACTTCGAACCGGGTCGATATGAAGGTCTGCCGAATAACGTCTACCACGCAGCGAACGGGATCAGCAGCACCCAGGTGAAAGATGCCCGTGTCAGCCTGATGTACTTCAACGCGCGCCACGTCGCTAAGACCATCCCACGTGAAGGTTCCAAAGTGCTGGATATGGGTAACCTGGTGCATGCGCTGGCGCT